ACTGATCGTCGTCGACTTTCACGAGCCTTACAGGCGACGGATGGTCCTGCGCGGCTACTACGACCCGCACGACCACACCTGGCGCACCCGGCAGGGCCGCATCAAGCCTCACTGGGAAGTCACCCACTGGCAGCCCTTGCCCGATCTGCCGGAATAGGCCCGACAAGACAAGTTGTGTGACCTGTAATAAAAACCACCGTAGTGGGCGGACCCACGTGTCCGCCCACCAGAAAGGAAATTCTAATGACTAGACCTGATTGGGAGAATCTGCTCCAGCAGACCGCGGGTAGTTATGTTTCTTGCCGCTGCGGTGATATCCTGAAAACGATAGACGAGGTACATGATCATTGGCAGCGGGGTCATTTTGATTCAAAAGACGCTCGCACCGCGATCAGGCTTCTTTTTGACCCCCTGGAGCGCCTCGGCGCGGTGACCGTCCTCGACGAGCCGCCCAATCTCTATCCCGGCGACCAGGTCACTGTCACGATGCGCGTCACCGGCATTACCCGCTGTCCTATCGGCGATGACCGCGCCTTCTGGATGGTCACCCTCGAGCCCGACGGCGAGGCGTTCATCATCGGCGGGCAGCCCTTGCACATCGCAGCCACCGTCGTTCTCCAGGAACCCGCATAACGAAAGGATTTCTCCATGCACCTCTCCACCCGCGTCCAGGCCCGCATCGTGGCCAACGCCCTGAATAGCAAGGCGCTCGGCCTTCCCCCCTCCGAGCTCGATCCCCCCTGGATCGACTACTACTCCTGGATCCTCGATGGCCCGCCCGACGAGACCCCCGCCGAGCGCTGGGACGCCTTCGCCCAGGAGTGGCTTCCCCTGGCCACCGGGCACGAGGCCAACTACAAGCTGCTCCTCTCCCTGCGCGCCCGGGCCGCCGACCCCTACCCCACTGCCGATGACCTGCTCGACGGGCTGCCCGAGCTGCGCTGGCTCTGGCCGGGCTGGATCCCCTACGGCCTGCTCTCCCTCCTGGTCGCTGTGCCTGGCACGGGCAAATCCTACCTGGCGCTCGACCTCTGCCGCCGCCTCATCGCCGGCGCGACCTTCCCCGATGGCCTGCGCATCGGGGAGGGATGCCGGGCGCTCTACGTCGACGCCGAAAACACGCCGCAGATCATGCGCCAGCGCCTGGCCGACTGGACGCGCGAACAGCGCCAGGGCCTCTACTACCTGCGTCCGGATCCCGAGCGCCTGATGCTCAATCTCTCCGAATACGAGGACCGCGACCTGCTCCTCGAGGCCGTCTATCGCGCCCGTCCCCGCCTGGTCGTGATCGACTCCTACGGCTCGATCACCTTGCGCGGCGAGAACGCCAAGGAGGACGTGCAGCAGCTCCTCTCGTTTCTCTCCAAGATGGCCATCGAGTACGATATCGCCCTGGTCGTCATCCACCACCTGCGCAAGCGCTCCACCGCTCAGCTCACCCTGCCGGGCATGATGGACATCGACGCCATCCGCGGCTCGTCCCACATCCCGGCGATGGCCCGCAATGTCCTCGGCCTGCAGTGGGTCTCGGGTGGCGCCGACCGCAATGGTCCGCGCAAGCTGCAGGTCATCAAGTCGAACCTCGATCGCTACCCCGAGCCCCTCGGCGTTTGGTTCGATTCCCATCCCGACCATCCCGAGCTGGCCGTCCTGCGCTATGGCCCCGCCCCCCAGGACGAGGACGAAACGCCCAGCAAGCTCGAGGAATGCGCTGCCTGGCTGCTCGCCGTCCTGGCCGAGGAAGGCCCCCTCTCCCCCGCCGAGGTGATCGACCTCGCCAAATATGAGTCTTTCTCCGAGTCTACTCTCTACCGCGCCCGCAAGGCCCTCGGCGACCAGGTCGTCAACACCGCTGGCTGGCGCGATCCCGCCAACCAATGGGCCCTCGCGGACAATGATGAACAGGATGACTGACGCGAAAAGCCCCCTGGTTTTGCACAAACCAGGGGGCTCAACTATTTAGATATCCGTCTAAATTAACTCTTTCAACTCTTTCAACTCTTTCATCACTTTTGATACCTCCACCCTATGGGTATCATGATCCTTGAAAGAGTTGAAAGAGTTAGTACACTAAAAATCAAAACTTCAGTTATTTGCAAGTTGAGCAGGCACGAGTACAGGTCAGACAACGCGCATTGTACGACCTGTCATCAGTATCCCCATCGCGTGAGTCGAACCTTAAAATTTTCAAACGGAGGACGATCTGTAGAGCCTGATGCCAGATGAACGGTATCGGTAGCCAGGGGCATCAGATTCTCTGTAGGGGCACACCCACGTGTGTGCCCTTTCAGGCTGACACGTTCCAACGTTCGCACGTTCCAACGTTCAAACGAGGTTTCTCGCCTCCGTCAGATCCGCCACCGCCGTATCGATAAGCTGCCCCACTCGCGGATCCGCCCCGCTCCCGACCCGCGTCGCGATATCCCGCAGCCCGGCGAGGATCGTTTCCATCGTGTTGCAATAGGCGAGGATTGCCTCGCCATCCTCGTAGATCGGCCCTGGCTCAGGCGGCGTCACGCCAGCTTCCACTTCCAGGACGAAATCATCCCAATGCACGCCATGGTGAGCAATCGCGTCGTCGGTGTTGCCCCGCAGGAAGACGATCAGTTGCCCGCCTGCTCCTATCGTCCCTTCCACAGTCAACTGGTGCCAATCCCCATCATAGGATGGGTTATCGGGGGATGACCACCACTCCGAGGCGGGCAATCCCGCTTTCTCCCAGTCGTTGCCGCCATTTGGATCGGCGACCATCTGCATCCCGCGCACGCAGGCGCCTGTGGATTTGGCCATGCACCATACGCTGGCCCTGAACCGCGCGCCCGGCGTCAGATTGAAAAGCCGGTACAGGCAGGCTTTCATCTGCGAATAGGTGGAAAAGAAATTGGCCGCGAAGCTGCCCGTTCGGATCTCCGGGTGACCGTCGGCCTTTCGCTTGCTGTCCCACTCGGGCCGCTTCATCGAGGCTGACTCTTCCTTCCAGCCCGGCACCCAGCCGTTGGGACAGGTCACTTCTCCCTGCCCCTGGTAGTCGTAGAATCCTTCCTCGAATGAGGTTTGATACGCAATAGAGTACGTCATCTCTGGTCCCTCCTCTATCCACTCATATCCCCGCTCGATCGCCGCCTGCACGTCGGCCAGCAGCGCCGGCTTGCTGGCCATTCGCCACGAGTCGATCTCGGGGTAGCGAAAAAACGCCAATCCTCGCACCTGGTGGTCGAGGTGTGCCCGATTCCAGCCGTCGATCTCGCCGGCCGCGGCCTGGCACCAGCCGTTGTTCACGTCCTCCCACCGTGGGCTGTCCGGGTTGGCGCCCGGATTTGCCTCGGTGATGTACACCGGCATCCCGGCCGGGATGACCGCCATAAAATCCTGGTACGCTCGAAACTCGTACCGCCGCGCGCCAAAGGGCGGATCCATCGTTCGCTCGCTGCTGACCAGCGCCGGGTCGTGCCCGTGCGTGTACGTGTGCAGGGCCACGCCGTCGTAGGGTCCGCAGTTGGCCAGAACTGCGGCCAGGTATTCGACCCAATCCGCCGGCTCGGCCACTGCCGCATAGGGCGCGATCCCGGCCACGAATAGATCCAGGTCCGGCCGCGCCGCCTCGAGCGCCGCATACGCCAGGCGGAACGCCGCCGCGTACTGCAGCGCGCTGATCGCCTGGCCCGCCGTCGGGCTCTCCGCCGGATGGTTCGGCTCGTTGGCGAATACGATGCCGGTGATCGCTCCCACGATGTGCCGCGCCGTCTCGGCCACGGCTTCGGCAAAATAGTCGTACAGCGCCGGGACCGGCAGCGTTCCCGTGCCATACGACCAGTTGATCCGCACCAGCACAGGATGGCCACGCTCCGTGTACCGGGAATAGTCCAGCGTCCTGTTGCCGATCAATTCTGTGAATACGTAGGGGCCGGCCCGCGCCTCCATCAGCGCCTCGCCCCGGTTGTGCTGGTCGAGGATCGATCCCTCGTGCAGCCCGACGATATACCTCTGATTTGCCATCCTCACTCCTTCAGGTCGTACAACGACTATTGCCTGTCCTGATTTCGGAGGTCTTCCGGGACCTCCGAAATCTTAATGCGCCTCTGCACCTCCGCCTCGATCACCGCCTTCTGCAGCTCCGCAGCCACCGCCTGCAGCGCCGCCAGCGCCACATCCGGCGTCAGCCCCTCGCTGACATCATATCGCACCGCGATCTGGCCGCCCGGTGGCTGATCGATGATCATCGTCAGTATGTGCGCCATCTCCTACGTATCCGTGGCCAGCGTCTTGGTCACCCCGTCCGCAAACCGAACCTTCAAATCCTCATCTGCCGCGTCCACGTAGATCGTCGCGTATCCCGCCGTGGCACCCGGCGCGGTGATCCCATCCCCGATCAGCATTGCGCCCGCCGTGCGGATACTCACATTCGCTTCGATGTGCGTCTGGTAGATCCAGATCCCCCCCTCGCCGGTGCCCGTGAACGCACCAACCGAGAGCTGGATCATCGGCGTGGAATCGGCCAACAGGATGATCCGTGCCTCATCATCTGTATCTGCCGCATTGGCGTGCAGGTAGAGATACGCCTCGTGGCCGGCGTTGTCGGCTCGGATATCGGCGACCTGCGTCGCGCCATCCATCCACTGCACCGAGTTCGCCCCGCCAACGCCCTGATCAATCGTCAGCCCAATCGCATCCAGATGAACCGCGCCCCCACCGGCGTACAGCCTCCCATCGCTCGCGTCGATGTACACCTGCAGGTCGCCCGCCGCGTCCTCCCCGAATAGCCCCAGCGTCGCCCCTCGTTTCCCCAACCACACCTTCGCGTCGCTGTCTGTGACCTGCACGCGGTTGGCGTCGATCGTGACGTGCCCGATCATCCCCGTCGTCCACGCGGTCGGCACGTCCCCCCGTTCCACCTTGATCGCGTCCCACCACGCCGTCCCTGTCCCGTTGTCAGCGGTCAATACCACAACGCAAAATACCCGGCAGGTGACCGCCCCGGTCGGCACCGTATTGGTCAATGTGTGGCGCGTAAATTCCTGGTTGCTCGTCACTGAGATTGCATCTGTCCGCAGCACAGATGGGGCGCTATCAAACCACTGTGCGACCAACTGCACAGTTAGATTAGCCAGCGTCGCCGCCTTGATGTATCCCGACAGTACGAAATCATCTCCCACCGCTAGCGGCACATCTGCCAGCGTAATATCCTGGTAGATATTCTGGCTGTCGCCGCTCGTGTCGCCCGCGTTGACATCCATTCTGAACGAGGCGCCGCCCACAACCTTCCATCCCGGATCGAGCTGATTCGTATGATTCGTGATATTTCCACTTTCCGTCCACTCATCCGGCACCCCATCGCCGTCGTCGTCGTCGTTCATCCCCGAGTTGATCAGCAGGTTGTATCCGCCGACCGTCACTGCCAGTTTCTCGGCATAGACCTCGTGGATATTGGCCGATTCGATGATCGCCGTCCCGATATTCGCCGATGTCGTGATAATCTCGTTCGCCCCTACCAGCCGTGCAATCACACAGTCCGCCGCCAGCGAGTCCGATCCTAGCGGATTCAAGGCCGCGTTGACCGTCGATGAATATGTGCCCGGGTTGCCCGAGGTGTCCACTGCCCGCACGCGATAGTAGAATGTCGTCGCCGCCAGCACCTGCGCCTCGCTGAAATCCTGGTCGATCCAGTGCGTCGTCCGGATCGTCGCCTTGGTCGCCCAGTCCGTGCTCCCATTCGGCGACCGCTGCACCTCGTAATATGCCAGGTCTGCCGCGCTGCTCGCCGTCCACGTCAGCCCGATCAGCGTCCGCGCCCCGGCTGCTGCGGCCCCGGTCACCTGGCTCGGCGCGCTGCTGTCCGCCGAGCTGGTGATGTTCCGCACGGTCGACCACGCGCTGGGGTTCCCCACCCAGTCCACCGCGCGCACGCGCACGTAATAGGTCGTGCCTCCCAGCAGCCCTTCCCACCGTTCCTCTCGATCCCCGTCTTTCGCGTGCAGGCGCGTCTGCACGTTCGATGAGAAATCCGAGGCCGTGCTGATCTGCACCTCGTACTGGTTCAGGTCGCTGTCGCTCACTATCCCCCACGTCACCACGACAAACACGAGCTGCGTGCCATCGCCCTGGACATTGACCCCCGTGCTCAGGTTCCCCGTCTGCAGGTCCGGCGCCGCCGGCGCGTCCACGTCGAATACCGTATCATCGATACTATTCACCTGGCTGGCCGTCCGCCTGGCCAGGTCGGTGATGCCACGGCTCGCCGCCGCCGAGGTCAGGATCGCCTCGCCCAACTCGAGCTCGTACTCGCGCAGCGCCCCGTCAGCGCTGGCCGGCGTCATCCGCAGCCGCCGTATGGTCAGCGTCGCCGCGCTCAGCCCCAGCAGCGCATTCGTCAGGTCCAAGTCCATCCCCGCCCGGGCGCCGTCCTTCCAGATCGTGCACCTGTAGCTGATCAGCCCATTCTGGTAGCGGGCGATCAGCGCGTTCCCCCGGTCGGTGATCCCCTGCGCCGTGGTGATCGATGGGTCCCAGATCACCGCGTCGTAGTCGCCCGTCCCCACCCAGCCCTCGACCTCGGTGCCGACCACCAGCACGCGATCCACGATCACCGTCGCGTCGGTGACCTCCTCCAAATCGTCGTAGGGGTACAGGGTCGAGAAATTGGGGCTGTCGCTCAGGTTCCACGCCAGTGCGTTGCTCTCGGCCGAGAAATAGTGCAGGTTGCCATCGTAGTCGATGTAGAATCGCCCGCCGCTGCGCTCGGCGATCATCGATAGGCACTCGCGCAGCGTCTGCGCCGCAAACTCGATCGCCTCCATCGAGGCATCGAGCGTGCTCACGTAGGTCGTGCTGTCGATCGCCGGCAGGTAGGTCGTGAACAGGTCGTCGATGATCGCGCTGTCCGCCTGGCCTGCCGCGAATGCCTCGCTCTGGATCGCCGTCTCCTCCAGCAGGATGTTCTTGTCCTGGCAGTCCAGGACATAGGTCACCGTATCCGCCGCCCGGGGCAGCCGCCGCATGTGCGCCACGTACCCCGCGAACAGCGTCGTCCCGCCGTCGGCGATGGCCACTACGTCCTTGGCCGCGATGCTCACCGCGCCGGCGTTGTCGATGATCGGGATCGTCGCCTTGCCCGTGTACCCGTTCGCGTCCTCGTTGATCCCGAACGGCGGCAGCCCGAACGTGCTGTCGCCTAGCAGCGGCACGTAGGCCGTGATATTGTTCCCGCCGACTGTAATCGTGATCGCCATAGGTCAATCAATCCTCATTGTACGTCCTGTGCGGGCTGCCGTTGGGGCAATCCCGCGTGATTGCCCTCTCACACGCTCCGCTGCCCGGCCAGCCGCTCTTCCCGCTGGATCGCCGCCGCCAGCTCGCGCGCATCCATCCCTGCCGCATTGATGTTGAATACCTGGTGAAATACCTGGCTCGTTCCCCCGCCTCCCAACGATGGCACGGCGTGCCCGCCGCCCATCATTCCCCGCATCATCTGCGCCGTCTCCGTCGCGTTAAATACGTACGACCCCATCGGGAAAATTGCCATCTCGCGCCCCGCCTCGCCCACCATGGTCAGGCCCCCGGCCAGGCCGCCGTGCTGCCGTGTCTCGCCCCCCAGCCGTCCGGGCGCGGTCACCGGCGCCGCCAGTTCCTGGTGGATCCGCACCGTGATATCGCGTGGGATGGCATCCAGAGACTTTTTGTACTCGTCGAACGCGCTCTTGCCATCGTTCACCGTTCCTATCAGGGTCGACATCGAGCTCGCGTACTCGTCTGTCTTTGATTTCCCGGTAGTTTGCGCGTCCGAGAGCAGACCCGTCTTTTCGGTAGCCGTTATCATCTCTGGGGTCACGCTGTCGCCCAGGATATGCCCAAAATTCGCGATCTGTTCGTTCTCCAGCTTATTGACTTCGATCAATCCCCACAGCCGCTCATTAAATGAGGATGCCTCTACCGTCCCCTCGCCCAATCGCGCTGTCAGATCCAGCATTCGATCTGTCAGATTGATGCTGGCCTGATCTGCCAATCCAAAAGCCAGTTGCGTTTCCGTCACAGCGGTCTTGTATTCATCCGCCGTGATCGAGCCCTCGCCGAGCAGTCTGCCCAGCTCCGAAATCGCTGCGCTGGCGATCTGCGCCTCCGTCGCCCCTTTCAGGTTGCTCGCCAGGCCCGCGAACTTTTCGGCGGCATCACCGGCCGCCTTATTGATCTGATCTATCGCCGCCTGGTGCCTGGCCGTCGCCTCTGCCGCATCGTCCTGCAGCTTCGCCGAATAGGCTGTATTCTCGACGAATCCGGTCAGCTCGACCTGCGTCTTGACGATCGCGCTCGTGAGCTCGTCCTGCGATTTGGCCCGATCCAGCGTGGCGCCCGAGGCGAGCTCGGCCTGGATGATGTACGCCTTCTCCGCAGCCGCAGCCTCGGCCGTTGCCGATCTTGCCTTTGCTAATTCCACCTCGCCTTGAGAGACGCCGGCCAGGGCCGCCTCTGCCTCGCCCAGGGACGCGATATACACATCCTGTGCCGCCTGCGCTTCTTTCAGCGCGCGCGGGATTCCCCGGATCGACGATGCCAGCTTGTCTGCATTGACCGATCCCTCGAACGCCGCCGCGGCCATCTCTCCCAGCTCGGCCTTCGCGTCGGACACGGCAGCCTTTAGTATCTCGAGCTCGCTCGCCGCCCCGCCGGTCGTGTCCCCCAGCTCCCCCATCTTGCGCTCGCCCTCGACCAGCATCTCGTTGAGGAACGCTTGCTTGTTCTCCGCCGTCGTCAGTTGATCGACCGTCTTGCCGAGCTGCGCTGCATAGTGCTCCTGCGCCGCCTCTATCTTGATCGTCAGCCCCAGGTTGTCGGCGATTTGCATCGACTGCCGGCCCGCAGCCGTCACGAAATCGTCGATGCTCTTGGCCGCGTCCTGCCCCATCGCCCGCCCCAGCGCGGTCGCGACCTTGGTCAGCCGCTCGAACTGCTCGGGCGTCTTGGCCACGTCGAGCATCATTGCCTTGGAGGCCGACGACATCGCCGTCATGCGGTCGATGGTGTAGTCGCTCGCCCCCTGGATCGCGCTCGTGATCGCCTGCCCGCTCGAGCCCGCGCTCTGGGCCAGGTTGTCCAGCGCCTGCGCCTGGCGCTGCACGCCGGCCCCGAACTCGACGAACTTCATCGCCGCCTGCGCCGCCTTGAGCGCCCCGAATGCCACGCCCGCCAGGGTCACCGACTTGAGCAGCTTGTCCAGCCCACTTTTGGCCGTCTCCGAGCCCTTGCCGCTCGCTTTTGAGTTGATGATGATCTGCAGTTGCTCTGTCGCCATCTCTGCCTATCGTTTGATCAGGTTCGCGGCCTGCATCTCGTTCCGCAGCGCCGCCATCTCGTACAGCGCCTCCAGGTACAATTCCGGCATTCCGCCCAGCTCCCACGGCGCCAGGTGCGTCCCCAGCGTCTGATTGAGCCAGCGAGCCAGCTCGAAATCCGCCCAGATCTCCGGTGGTACCCGGCTGATCCCCTGCAGATAGGTGGTCAGCCGGCGGCGGAGTTTTTTAGCTGCCGCCGCTTATAGTCGCCGATCGTCTGCGTGATCCGGTTCCACAGCCACTCCCACGCCGCCGGGTTCGACTCCAGCAGGTGGTCCCGCGCCTGGCGCAGCTCGTCCGCCGACCAGTTCAGGCACGTATCGGCGATCCACAGCAGCAGCCGCTCGTCGAATTCCTCCTGCATCCGCGCCGCTGCCCGCTCGTCGAATACCGCCCGCTCGCGCTGGTACTCGGCCTCCAGGATCAGCACGTCGTTGGCCTTGCCTTCCTCGCGCAGCCGCGCGATCAGGTCCTTATTTTGCCGGTCCATCCGCGCCAACGCGGTCTGCGCATCCTTGCCCGCCTGCGCCAGCCACTCCTGGATCTCCCCGAAGCGCTTCTGATGCGCCTTCGTCGGCGTCACCCACACCTCGAATATCGCCCCCCGGTACGACTCGTGATAGTCGCCCAGGTCCACCGCCACCGTCTCCCGCACTTCAGAGATCGCCGTGATTTTGCTCAGCAGGTTATTGTCGCCCATCGATCCTCCATCGTCCCGATGTACGGGCGGACCCACGTGTCCGCCCTCTTCTGGTCACACAACACATATTGTATGGCCTGTAGGAGCCAGTACCGGATCCATCTCTGCCGCCAGTTTGGTATCATCCTGTTACATATCCATTCGCACATATCGCAATGGGGCCGCATACATGATACGGCCATCTCCGATGGATAATAACGATAAATCGGCACACTTACAAGACATCTACATATATCGACGACAGATACTCGGCAAAAAATGGCCCTTTTTCCTATTCAGTGCACGTCACTACCCATTGTGGTCTACATGCCCCCCAAAGGGCATTTTTCGGATTTTTACCCACTACGGGTAGTATGTCTCAAAAACTGCTCCCAGGAAGCCCTGAGAGCATCCCAGTGTGTACCGCGTTGGTATACAATTCGCGCATCATCAGCCTGTAGTCTGTTCTCTCCGCGCCCGCAGCCAGGCCCAGTATCGCAGCGCGTCCGGCCCCTGGCCCCTCTTCGCCAGCTAGTACACTAGCCCCCGACCTCGGAAGTCTTCTTTGAGACTTCCGAGGTCTTTCTCGCTAGATACTCGCCGTCCGCGTCGTCACCGACACGCTCAGCCCCTGCGCGCCGGTCACGTCGTACCCGCCCTGCAGCACGGCCACGTCCAGCGTATTCCCCTCGCGCTCCGTCCCCAGCGGCGTCCACTGCATCCACGCCCCGGCCATGTCGATCTGCAGCGTCTGGTACGTGCCCGTGCCGATCTGGTTCCCGGTCACCTTCAGCCGCGCGAACCTCGGCGTCACCGCGTACGCCGCCGCCGGCCGGTACAGCAGCTCCTCCGCGATCACCGCCGCCGTCCGCTCCAGCGTGAACGTCGCCGTCGCCTGGATCTCGTTCTGTCCGTGGCTGTCGAACTCGCGGCTCGTCGAGCCCAGCATCTTGGGATGCACGCCGGTCTCGATCACCACCTGCCAGTTCACCAGCGCCAGCTCCAGCTCCGTCCCGCCCAGGCCGGCCCACGTGTCGTCCACGAAGATCTGGCTCAGCTTGGCCGTCATCAGCTCGGCTGTCGTAGGCACTGCCACCGACGTCGTCAGCGTCGTTTGCAGGATCCGATCCCCGAACAAGTCCACCGTGCACGACACCAGCCCGCTGTCGCAGTCCCCGCTCAGCGTGATCCGCCTGGCCAGGCAGTACCCGATCTCGTATCCCTGCGCGTCGTCGCCTACCTCCAGCGTGATGCTGGCCACCGTCTCCGCCCCGGTCTGCGGTGCGGCAAACGTCCACAGGTAGTCCGACTGCCCGGTCGTCACCACGGTGCCGGTGCTTGCCTTGAGGCCCATCGAGAAAATCAGCGGCAGCGCCTCGAAATACATCCCGTCCTCGACGCTCTCCAGCGTGATCCCGTCCGCCAGCACCCGCCGCGTGAATGCCGAGTCCAGCAGCCGGTTCGTCCGCACGCCCATCTGCGCCTGCGGGATCACGACCTCGCGGTCGGTATCCGGCAGCCGCGCCACCATCAGCAGCTGGGTATCCGCCGCCACGTTCGTCCCGTGCGTCGTCTCCAGCCCGTACTGCACTACTCGCAACGCTTCAGATCCCATCGCTATCCTCCTCTGCAGCCTCTGCCGTCACGATCTCGTATATCCCCGATCGGCGCAGGCCCTCCTCGCCGTATTCCACCACCTCGTCCGCCGTCAGGTCGCGCGCCGGGATCCCCGGCACGTACCCCCTGCCCAGGTACCGCGCCCACGGGTATCCCATCTCATACGCCGACGGTGATCCCGGTGTGCCGAACCTTGATCTCGAGCGGGAAGCGGATCCCATAGGTTTGCGTCGCTCCATAGTTGAATCCTCCGATCTCGTATCGCGTAATCAGGCAGTGCTCGACCAGCCCGCCCAGCGTGATTTTCCCGGCGAACGCCTCGAATGTCCGCAGGATGAACGGCGTCGTTTCCAACTCGTCGTTAGGGAGCACCGACCGGGAGAGGTGCAGGTCCGCGTTCAGTGTGTGCACACACACGAACCCCCGCCCCAGGGAATACACCGGCGTTCCCGTCACCCAGTAGTTGATGAATATCGGGAACTCGGGAAGCCCTTCCAGCAGCCCCTCCGCCCGGATCACCCCCTCCACCTGCCGCTCGATGTCGATCACCGCCTGCTTGATCGCCAGCAGGTCATCATTCGTCGCCCCATCCTGCAACTCGCTCATCGCATCCTCAGGTCATACAATGCCCATTGCCTGACCACGTTCGCACGTTCCAACGTTTTAACGTTCGCACGTTCCAACGTCTTCACGTTCAAATGCTGATCCTCACCCCGATATCCGCCAGCCGCTGCACGATCCGGTCCCTGGCCCGCACGAACTGCGCGTTGATCCAGTCCTTATCCTTGCGCCAGGCCCGGGCGAACATCGCCTTGCCCGGTATTCCCCTGGCTGCAATCGCGCGCGCCACCGACCACGCCGCGCTCGCGTCTCCCAGCACCAGGTGGCACCAGCGCTCGATGGGAGCCAGCGGCGGAAAGCTCCCCGGCCTGCGCCCCAGCTCCACCACGCTCGCGTACGGCACTCCGCCCGAGTGCACCAGCCCCTTGACCCCGCCCAGCGGCCCGCCGATCATCTGCACGTCTCCGCCGATTTTGGACCGCAGCAGACCCATGTACACCGGCGTGAATTCGCGCACGTCGCTGGAGAGCTGCATCGTCGATTTCGTCATCGCCTTGCGCATCTCGTCCAGGGCGATCTCCGGGAACCGGGCCAGCAGCGCCGCCGCCTCGTTCAATCCCTCGGTCGTGACTTCGTACTCGGCCTCGCTCATAGGCGCACCTCGTGCGGGATCGCGTGCAGCACCAGCGCCTCTACGTCCGGGTCCAGCTTTTTCACGTACCGCAGCTCGCCCGTCTCGACGCTCCCCACCGCGTCCGCCCAGCCGGCAGATGCCCGCTTGTACCACCTGGCGCACTGGATCAGCACTGCCCGCCGGATCTCCTCGGGCGGCGTCGCGCTCACCCCGAACGTCCCCACGATCTTGACCCGCCGCTGTCCCGCATTCCACACGCTCTTGGTCGTGCCCGTCTTGCGATTCACGTCCAGCCGCAGGATCGGGGCCTCGTTGTAGGGCCAGGCGAAATAATCCGTGTCCTCGGTCCAGTTCGTGTACGTCCCGTCCGTCTCCTCCACCGAGAGCTGGGTGATGCTCAGCAGCGGCAGCGACAGCGACAGCGAACCCTCGCCGTTGCCGTCGAAATAGAACGTCTCGTCCGCCGTGGCGAAATAGGCCCCGTCCGGCAGGCGGCGCATCCGGTCGATCAGCCGGCTCGCGTCCTCGGCCATCTCCCAGATCGTGTGCCCGAATCGCGGGCTGTTCGCGGACTGGCCCGATCCCGCCGACAGCTCGCGCCGCACGTCGTGGCTCGTGGCGTAGGCGCAGCTCGTGCCATACGCCCGCACGTCGCTGTACGGCCCCAGGGTCGTGCTCACGAACAGGCACGCCTTGTAGTAGCGCCCCGTCGGCGTCGCGTCGCGCAGCACGTACTCGCTCACGTTCTCCTGCAGCGGGGCCGTGTCGCTCAGCGCGTTGGCAAACGTCCCCGTCAGCGAGGTATCGTAGTAGATTTTCAGCCCGGTGAACCCCAGCGCCAGGGCCAGGTCGATGTCGTCGACCGTGATCCAGAGGATCTGATCTGTGGCCTGCCTGATGATCGGTTTCAGTCCCATCTATCGCTCCTGTACGGGCTGTACGGGCGGACCTGTCCGTTGGAGCGGACCGGTGTGTCCGCCCTCTTGGCCGCCCTCCTATTCTCGCACGAACAACTGCGCCCGCTCCGCCTCGGCCGCCTCGCGGAATTTGCGGATCCCTATCTCGCGCATCGTCTGGTCGACCACGCCATCCGCCCGCACGTGGTCGATCGCCCTGCCCACCTGGCGCAGGTCGACCAGCTTCTGGTGCGAGCACCTGGCCCCCAGGTCGGCCCACACCCGAAACCCCGCCGCCCGGGCCCGGTCGCAGAACGCCAGGTCCTCCCCGCGCTGCAGCAGCCCGTCCTCGTCGAATCGCTCCCGAAACGGCGCGCGCATCGCGGGATGCTCGAGCACCCGCCGCGCGATCATCACGCATCCTGTCCCGATCGCCGCCACCTCGGCCAGGCCCTGGGCCACGGCCAGCTCGCCCAGCGGCTCCACGCCCCACATCACCTCGTGGCCCGGCTCCTGGTCCGCCTTCCAGATCGGGTAGATGTGCCCCACCACGTCCAGGTCATCGTCCACCAGGTCGAGCGGGTTTACGCTCGGCACCACGTCGCTGTCGATCATCAGCAGGTAGTCAAAGGGCGGCTCCGCCTGCAGGAACTCGCGCGCGATCTTGTTCCGCGCGTGCGAGATCGGCCGGTACATCGGGAATGAGAAATGCAGCTCGTACCGCCCATCGTAGATCAGATTCATCAGCATCAGCATCAGTTCTGTGGCCACCGTCCCCTCGTTCGGCACCACCAACTGCACCTTCGTCTTCTCTGCCAATCTCACACCCCTTCCGTAGGGGCAATCCCACGTGATTGCCTTCCGTAGGGGCAATCCCACGTGATTGCCTTCCGTAGGGGCAATCCCACGTGATTGCCTTATTCAGGTCGTACAACCACAATTGCCTGACCACGTTCACACGTTCCAACGTTTTAACGTTCGCACGTTCCAACGTTCGCACGTTCCAACGTTCAAACGCTCTTATCCACCGGCGCCCGCCGCACCATCTTGTCGCGCCGAGGCTCGTCCAGCGCCTTCTCCCTGATCACTTCCTCGAAACACCCCGGCGCGTCGCGCGTCAGGTACGCCGCCAGCTCGTCAGTGGCGTCGAACTCCTCGCCGGCCACGAACCGCAGGTTGCGCGGATCGTGCCGGTACGATGTCAGCGCCCTCAATCTCGGCATCAGTCTTCCTCGATATACAGGTATGCTACCACGCAATTGGTCAGCGCGTTCGCCCCCGCGATCGCCACCGTCAGCCGCCCGGTGATCGGGAATGCCTCTGCCACCGGCCGCGTGCCGTCGTAGGTCAGCGCCGCGCCGGCCGTGCTATGCACCGCGTTGCGCGGGAAATACCAGCCGTCCGTCGCGCTGTCGGTCACCGTCAGCAGCGTTTTCGATGGCGCTTCTGCCATCGAGACGGTCACATCCGCCGTCGCCGGGCAGCTCGCGTGATAGTCCAGGAAGACCGCGTGCAGCTTGCCGCGCACCATCGGCGACGTCCCGCTGCCGAGCGCGCTCGCGTCGGCCCCTGTCGTTGTGATTGGAATCTCGACTCGGATCACGTTTCGTGCCTCCTCTTCCACAGGAACTCGCCGATCTTTTCGTATCCCGACGTCAGCCAGGCCTCGAGCTGGGCCTGATGGTCGTAGTGCTGTGGCCATTCCTCGCGCGTGCCGCCGGCCGCGTGCAGCACCAGCAGCCCGCCCACCTCCAGCGCCTGGTCGATGTCGAGCAGCATCTGGTCGATCTCGTCCGGGTGCACGTGCTCCAGCACGTCCACCGCTGCCACGACCTGGTAGTGCCCGTACACCGGCCACCCCTCCAGGACCTCCACCTTGCCGGGTCGTAGATCCCCGAGAGGGGAGAGCTTCTCCCGCCTGGTCACGAACCGCCAGGTCAGGAAATCGCGCAGCACGCCCGGCAGCTCGTACACGTCCACCGCGTTGCCGTTCTGCGCCAGCGCCTCGACCTCCGTCCCCAGACCCGCGCCGATCACCAGCGCCCACTTGTCGCGCATCTCGTACAATGGCGCGATGATCCGCTGATATAGCGGCTGGCAGTTCCACTGCACCAGATCATAGAGGTAGCCGTTGTCTTTGGCCCCGTAGAACGCTCGCACCTGATCCGGCGTCTGGGGATTGTAGTGCTCCCACGCCTGGCGCACGTTCCGATTGCCCTCCATCGAGCGGGCGACGACCATCTCTGCGCTCTGCGAGGTGTACTGTGCCACCAGCGCCGCCAGATCCCGGTAGCGATCCACCAGCCGTGTTCGCCCCGTGACCCGCATCCAGTCCTGGTACGAGTCCCACGTCGTTGGCACCTCGGACAGGTGACCGGCCTTGATCGCCGTCGTCGCCCCGATCCGGAATCCGGCCGCCTTGGCCTCGACCGCGAAAGTGATGTCTTCGCCCACGCCTCCGTGCCGGGGATACGTAAACCACTCCCAGCGGTTCGGGTCCTCGTCTCCCAGCAGCCGCTCGAACACCTCGCGGCGCACGATCGTGCAGTGCAGGCCCACGCCATCCACGTCCTCGACGTGATCGTCCTGCGAGATCAGCACCTCGGTCATCTGCCCCAGCGCGTTGCGCTTCATCCAGATCGGGATCGGCGGCCAGCCCCGCCGCACGTAGAACGCCTGCAGCACGTCGTATTCCCAGCCCGGCTCGTAGTTGCGGAACTGGTCGACGATGTCGGCTTCCACTATCGCGTCACTATCCAGGAATAGCAGGCTGTCGCACCCGGTGCGCAGGAATAGCCGCACCAGGTCGTTCGCCGCGTGGTGCGGGACCTTGCCCCGGATCGACACGACCCCCTCACCCGTGGGGATGCCACGGGTGAGGATCGCCGTCCACGCCTGGAAAAACTGGCTCGGCACCTGCTTTTCCAGGCGTGTTCCCAGCATGATCTTGCCCCAGCTTGTCCTGAGCGGAGCCGAAAGATCTTTGCTCATCTAGCTGGGGTCGATCTGCACGAACAGCACTGCGTCCACGTCGAGCGTGTTTGTCGGCTGCAGCGTGGTCGTGGTCGTCACCGACACGCCCAGCGTGTCGCCTGCGTCGAACGTCAGCGCTCCCGGCCTGGCCGTGGCATAGCTGCTCTGTGCCGCCGTGGTCAACACCGGCGCCGGCGTGCTCGCATCGGCGTACTCGGTGCTCGCTTTGTGCGGCTTGGCCGTGATCGTCCCGCCCGTGGCGATCGCGCTCGACCGGATCGAGACGCCGATCACCGAGCCCGCCGCCGGCATCACCGCCAGCGTGCTCTGCTCCAGCGTCAGGTCCGTGTTGCTCTCGCCCGTGGTCAGGTTCGCAGCGCCAAAGGCGATCGCGATGATCGCCCCGTGCTTTCCAGAATCGAATGTGTCAGCCATCGTTTGCTCACTCCTCTGTGTGTTTGTTAGCCGGGCATCGGCCCGGCGTTGTGAATTCCACTACTGCGCGCGCGTGTACAGGACATAGATCGTCGCTGCACCGCCCGCGAGTGTCTCGCCATCGCCTTCGTCGATCAGATAGTCGATCGTTTCGGCGGCGCCGCTGGGTGCATAGATGAATCCGCCCGTGAACGCATTCGTGGTCACCTCGTCCAGGTACACCCCGCGCGTCGCAGCAGCCATACACTGCCAGCCTGCGGCAAATCCCGTAGCTTCCGTGTCCGCGGCCTGCAGCTCGGCATCGGCCAGCACGCAGAACCCGTCCTCGTCGTTGCCGTCGCCGATCACCAGTGTCGCGTCATCCCCGGTCGCATCGAAATTCTCGGTGACGTTCACCCACATCCCGTGCACGATCCAGATTTCACCGTCGCCGATCGTGAACAGCGTGCCGGTCACGCCGGCCGCGGCTGTGTACGTGATCGATGACGTGGCGAGGGAGGGCAGTATCCCGATATTCTCTGTGCCCACATCCTGATCGATGTAACTGTCGTTCAGGTCGAGGGCCGTACC